ATCTGCGGCTTTGGCATCAATTACACTTTGCTGTTGATCCAGTCGCATCTTCTTCAACTGTAGATCAATCATTTTCAATTTCTTGTCCATTTTGGCGGTTTTTGCTGTGATAGCATGTCCCAACATGTTGCTGGCTACCGAGAATATCTCGCTGGCAAATCTTGAATCTACCTGCATGCCCAGGTCCATCAAGTCATTGTAACTGCTTTTGGCCAAGTCGGCCAAGCCGTCCATTTCTTCGTCGTTGGCTTCTAGGCCACGCACTCCCGGCAAGGCTTGATCAATTTTGTCTATGTTTTCGTCTAGGGTTTTCAGTTGACTACGCAAGTCTTCCGCAGGGACAGAGACAGTATCAGGTGCGTCTTTAGATGGGGGTAATTCAAAAAGTTCTTCGAGTTTGCGAGTCATGCCCTATTTAGTGGTCAAGCACGACCGTTGTGAAACATATCGCTTTCTGTGATCACTCTAAAAATCAGGCCGTTTTTTCTGGCCCATTTGGTGGCTGCGTCCCATTTGGCATAGTTGATGGCTACCACAGCCCGGTCTCTACTGTTCATTTTTGATTCAATCACGCTTTGACTTTTGGGTTTGATTTCAATCAACTCGGCTCGCACAGTATTGTCTCTGTTGCGATAAGTGATCAAAAAATCTGGGATATACTGTGTCATCTTGCCTGTTATGGGATGGCGATAAGGAATAGCAATGCTTTCGCTGGCCCATTGCAACACATGATCATTGGTGTCGCAGAACTTCATGAAACTCAGTTCCCAACCTGATCTGTAGCGTGGTGTGCCGTTGCCCGCGTACTTTTCACGATTGAGTATGACGTAATTGCCTTGTGCCCAGCCACTCATTTCAATACATTTCTGGCTTGATAGAAATTGGGAGTGACTGTGGCCCCCACACCCAACAGCGTGGCTCGGCTGCGAATACTGTTGAGATAATAAGCCAGGCTGGCACTGAGATTAACACCGTTGAGTCCTTGAAACTCTTTCAACAGTGTCAGCGCAGCAATGCCTGTGGTTTGTGCCACTCTAAACAGGCTCATGGTAAAATTACCTGCAGACTGACGGTTGCTCATTACACTAGAAAAGTAACTGAAAACCACATCATATTCGTTGGCCGGCACATCTACTTCATAACTGTAGAATTGATCAAACAGTCTCACTGTGAGATCTTTGTTGGGATTGGTATAGTTTACGGTGCTCATGATTTGAACGGCGATTTGGCTCCGGCGTTGTCTACACCTCGACCAGTGACCGGCGCAGTCTGTGGCGCAGTTTTGGGTGTGGGAAACAACCAACCATTGGCCTTGTTGGCCACTTGACGTACACCACCTGTGGTGACACCTTGTTTGAGAGTTTGAGTACCCAAGGCCAAGGCCTCACTGGCAGCAATACTGCCAAGATTTTTGCCTTTGAATGTTCGGTTGAGTCTCGCGGCTTTTTGTGCTGCACCAATATAGCCCAGAACTGATCCACTTTGTAAGTCACCAAGGATGCCAGCGCTGGCATCCAACAATCCGCCCTGACCAAACACAGTGGCATTGGCGCCAGGTCTAGCAATGGGACTCACAGTTTTGTCATAGTGTGCATCTGTGGCAAAACCTAGCACATTGGAATCGCCGCCTGATTGTGCTCGACCCAAGGCACCCGAATAGTATTTCACAGTTTCGTACGCAATGGTCATGTTATTTTGCATGGTACCAGCACCTTCAGAATAATTGTATTGATCACCGCCCCAGGAAGTGATTAGTGGATTGATCAACACATACTCAGCAAACTTGCGCTGGTCCATGCCGTAGATTCTGATGTCACGAAAGAATGGAGGTTTGCCTGTGGTGCCTGCTGTGTTGCCATCGTTGTAGGCTTCGCCAATATAGCCCCAGTCGTTGACATTGCCAATGCGTTGACTGTCGTAGATGTCTCGATCATTGTAACCAAAGCCGGCTTGTCGCAATGAGCTAGTGCCATTGCTACCATTGGTGGGGGTGGGATCTAGGTATCGCTGTGTGGGATCTTTGTAATAGTAACTCATGTAGTAGTACCACAATTTGCGATTCAAGTCATTGCTGGTATCATGAAATGTCACATTGATGGGATCGTAATTGATTTTTTTCTGTATGATTCTTTTACGGTTGTACTGATTCAGGGTTTCTACATCTATATTAAATTTGGGCAGATCAATAGTTTTCACAGTAAGGCTCAGCATGCTTCTGTCCTCAGGCGGGAAAGCACTGCTCAAACCAGGAATCTCTGTAACATTCAGTGTAAAACTCACATGAAAGAGAAACTTGTATCTGGGTTTGAGTTCGTAGGCATTGGTGGTGAATGTACGACTTGCGTGTTGGTAATCACGCAAAACGCTGTTGCCAATGAAACCACCTTCAAGTTGCTTGCCGAAGCTCTTGAAGTCTATGCCTTGGGTGACTCCTTTGAGGAAGTCTTGTCCAAATGCCATGTTTAAGCAGCCTGGCCTGCGCCTGTTACTACATCACCGAGAGTTCTGCCAACTTCAGTGCCAACTCCAGTGCCTTCAGGTGTTTGATTGGCGTTGTCGTACACAATGCTCATGGTAATTGACACAGGAGCATTTTCACTGTAGCTCAATGAGCCATAGTCAGCACCACTGAGATAGCAACCATACAATTCCCATGTCTCCAGCACCACTGGTTCATTGGCTCCGTTGCCACCGTCTAGTATTTCAACCTTGGTGGTGAACTTGTAGTCAATGCCCGATGCAGCTGAACTCATTTCCAAAAAGTCCATTTGCTTTTGCAGTTGCTCGCCGATTAATCTGCTGACTGCGCCGCTTGCATCATCACGAATTTCGCATGAGGTAGGTGCCCATGAGTGTTTGCCGGCCAGTTTGATTGTGGAATTGTAGATGGGAATTGGAATTTCCTCAAATGTCAAATTGGGACGAGCAAAACTTATGACCTGTTTGGTCAGTTCAGTTCTTGGTGTGCTCACACCAAAGTTTTCAAACATCACTCTAAAGCGATATTTGAGTTTGGGCATCAACAGACCTTGGGTGCTTGAACTTTGGTCACTGGCCAAGGGTACTGTCATTCTCTGTAATGATGAAACTGCCATTTGTTATTTCTCCTGTTGTTTTATTTACCTGAAATGGAGGCCCAGTTAAAGGCCCCCTGTTTCATCATGCCGCCACGCCTGAAATTTCTCCTGTGTTCTTGATACGCAGTGGAATGTAGATGAATTCCACGGCTTTCACAGGTTCAATAGCAATGTCTACGTACAACTCGTTGCGGTCAATACGTGCAGGTGTGTTGTTGCTCAAATCGCAAACAACTAGGTAGTCATAGATGGCACGTTTGGCAATCAAATCAATCATCAGGCTGTTGATGGTGTTGCTGATTTCATTGCGAGTGATCTGGTCATTGGGTTCAAACAAATATTGCTTGCCAATTTCTTCAAGTCGTCCACGCAAGAACACAATCAATCTAGCAACGTTGATGCGATCCAGGGCGGTGGTAAGTCCTTGACGTGTTTTGTTGCCAAAGTTGGTGATGCCAATGCCTGGAATAAAGGTAATTGGATTGATGTTGTTTTCATACAATATATCACGTATGCCCTGCCCCACAGCAGTCTGCACAAACTCACCTGTGGTAGATTCAATGTAGCCAATGGCTTCAGCATTGTCAACCACCCCACGACGTGTGCCAGCAGGTGCCAACCACGGATAACTCACTGCATCACTACGCAGTATAGTGCGAACCATCATGTGTGTGGGAGGTGCAACCACTGTGTTGCCCGATAAATCTGTGGTCTGACAACTGGGATAGAACACAGCAGCATACGCTGAACCAATGGTTAGACCGTCTTCAGTGGGCAAGCCCAGGCCGCTGTTGTTGGTAGCATAGGTCAACAAATCTGTGCCGTTGGCAGCAAGACGCATAGGAGTATCGCTTAGTACAAACAGTGTGTTGGCACGTTCGTTACTGAGTGCGACCAAGTTAGTGGCCAGTTCTGGATATGCAGGGGCAGCAATCAAGTTGAACTGATTTTGTTCTTCTCTCGCTGCCAGACTGGTATCAATGCCAGATTTCATTGCAGCAACAACCATTTTGCGTTGTGCTTGGCGACCAGCATACATGGCGCCGTTGTCTTTGTTGCCTGACGCTGTGAGCCAGGTATTAGTCTCTGTGGGCAATGTGTCATCAGGGAATGTGGTTGAGTTAAAGTAATTGTCTTGAAAACTCTTGACATTGTAGCCTGATCTGCGTGTGTTGAACAACAACATACCTTCAGGATAAAGTGCAGGATCAGGTGCATCCAAGTCCAAGTAGTTGCTGGTCAACAAACTCTCAATTGTGGGGAACGGATCTGACACAGGGTCTGTGGTACCATTGCCAGCCCAACGTGCATCTGCAAACAAGATGCCATTTGAACTGACCTGATCGGTGGTGTCAACTGCCACCCACTGATCTACTCCACTGACCTGTTCCCAACGATACAACAACGGATAATTTTCCAAATCGCTTGAATCAATCCACAAGTCACCATATTCCAATGCGCTTTCAGCAACATCATTTTGTGTGGTGGGTGCTGTGGCAGCAACAATGGGCCCAGATGCATTGGTAAGTCCTAAATTAAAACCACGAGTGTCGTTGGTTACATTTTGGTATCCAACCCAAGCACCATTGTTTTGAATCATGATGTCCACGTCATCAACACTGCTGTAGTACCACAAACGTCCATTGGCTGGATTCTGGTCAGGAGCAGTGTCACTAACATTGTAGGTAAACGCTGGTACGGTGACCCAGTTGCTCATGACAATAAAATCAGCGGCAGTGCCGGGTCTACAGAAAGCCGTCCAACTAGACGTTGGCAAGGTGTAATCAGCCCGAAAACCTGCGGTAGTTAACGGTGTACCAGTGACGTTATCCATCGACATCTGGCCACCTTGACTGTGAGTAAACACAATATTCCCAGCACTGTTCACACTTGCGCTGACATAGGGTATGTCGGCGGCACTTACAGCAGTGATAAAACTAGATACGCTGGTACCACTCAGTGTCACAGTATAAGGACCATTCAGGGTAGAGACACCTGCTTCAGTTGCGTAAACAGTAAATTGATTGCCAGCAACAAACACTGGATTGGCCACATTACCGGTTACTATAGTAGCGCCTAACACTGCTCGTTCCAACAACAAAAAACTGGCATTGTCATTTGGAGCGGTTAGATATTCTAAGTTAATCGGCTGCAGATAGGTTGTCCCAACTGGGATGTTCTTTCCACCACCTGTAGGATCAAGCTCGTAATTTGCTGACCCATCATAACTGTAAACATTGGTGGTTTGTTGCACAAAGGTATCTAGTGCAGCATTATAGACTTTGACTTTGACGCTCATACCATTGCCAGCACTGCTCAGATTCTGCCACACACTACCAGTTGGTGCTGGATTTACTTGTCCGGTAGCCCAGCGTGGTGATTGATAACTGTAGCCTGGGAAATAACTTGGTGCGCGATATCCAGTTGTGGTTACCAAGGTTGAACTGGCGGCGATGCCCAGTGTGGACAACAGCGAAGTGCCGCTGTTGGGGCCAGGTTCAATGCCAATCACACCACCGTCGTCTGTGGATCCATCATTACTGGCCGCTGATGTTGCAAACAGCGTGAGTTTGTTGCTGATAGAAGCAGCAAACACACCTGTGATGGCAGCGTTGTTTATGGCCGTGGCCAACCCTGCCACAGTTAAGGCTGTGGCACCAGCACCAACTGTGACCAAGGTACCATTGATATACATGTTATAGCCATTGACCAATGAGCCAGACACTGAATTTACCCCTTGCACTGTGGGCCAAGATGTTTTCCAGTCATCGCTGCCAACTTGCACCCAGGTATTGTACAAAGTGCTGAGATACGTGCTAGAAGTTTCTGCACTGGTGGGACCACCGCGTTTGTAATAATTAATATTGTTGATGCCCACTGCGCTAACAGCATAATCTCCAATGCTGCCAATAGTTTGCAATGGTGCCCAACTGACCACATCGTCGTAATCAGCAGTACTGTCAACCACATCTGCTGTGTCAACTATGACTATAGGCACTTGGTTGGTAAATGTGCTGGTGGTTTGATTCCACTCAAAAATACCCCAGGTGCTGGTTGAAGTATCCAGCCAATAAGTGCCATTGTTGGCATTGCCTGTGGGGCGGCTCAAACTAGCAGTTAACTCTGTCAAATCAATGTTCACACGCTGAATAAAGGCACGGTTTGTGACCCCCAGGGCTGAGTATGCAGCCAACAAGCCATATTCGTTGAGTTCGTAGCCATTGATAGGGGTACCAGTTGTGGTGTTGTAGAAGAATGGTACACCAAATGTTGCTGCCAAATCACGCTGACTTGTAATGAGATAAGTTTTGTTTGCGTTAGCAGCGGTTGTACCAGCTGCAACTCCAACTCCAGCAGCATCAGCCTTGTTTTGTGCTGTTGCTACCAGAAAGTAAGGGACTGTGTTTACAGCGGAAGGGATATACTGACTCTCGTCAATTACTGTTACTTCTACGCCTGGTGATACTAGTGCCATGGTTGATTCCTTTTCAAGTTATTGATATTTATAGGCATACCCAAAAAAACCCAGTTTACATTGCCCTTTGGCAAAGGTCCAGGTGCTAAATACCCCATGAGACCCATTTGTCAAGCCTGCAATCAACGTCCTTGTGCTGTGAACTACATTCGTGAAGATACAACACATTACCGTAGTCGTTGTGAGACTTGCCAACGTAAGGGGCGAGGAATCAAACCCAGAGAACCACGGTGGAAGTCAGCAGGATACAAGAAAAAACCCGCATGTGATAGATGCGGGTTTAGAGCA